GCGCACGGGAGGCCGCTGGCTCCGCCGGATCGGGCTGGACCTCACTTACCTGGAGGACTACAACCTGACGGACCTCCAGCGGCGCTACCAGAAGGCGGCGGAGGCCCTGGACCTGGTGCTGGAGACGTTCCCCTATACCGACGGCGCGGACACCACCCTCCTGCGGACCTACGACCGGGAGTGGCGCATTGACGCGGACGCATTACACTACAAATTCGAGCTTCGGGTGTTCGTCTTCCTGCCGGAGGCGTTCAACCCCATGGAGCGCATGGACTACCAAGAGGAGGTCATTATGGCAGAGAACACAATCGAGAGGAGGGGGTCGTAATGGCAGGCGGCACCTGGACCACCCAGAACAAGAAGCGCCCGGGCATCTACATCCGCTTCCGCTCCGCCGGCGAGCCCGCCGCCAACATTGGCGACCGGGGCACCGCGGCCATCTGCGAGCCCCTGCGCTGGGGCCCTGTGGGGACGGTGCAGACCGTGGAGGCCGGCGCGGACCCCACCCCCTATACCGGCTACCCCGCCGGCAGCGAAAACAACCGCTTCCTGACGGAGATTTTCAAGGGTACGGACCGCACGGCGGCACCCAAGCAGGTCCTGCTCTGCCGCCCCCCGGCCACCGGCTCCGCCGCGGCCTCGGCGCAGCTGGAGGAGGGCGCTCTGACGGTCACGGCAAGGTACCCCGGCACCCGGGGGAACGATATCACCGTCACCCTCGAGGCGGCGGGCGGGGAGGAGCCCGGCAGCTTCCTGGTCTCCACCCTGGTGGACGGCGCGGTGGTGGACACCCAGGAGGCCGCCGCCCCATCCGGCCTGACGGCCAACGCCTGGGTCACCTTCAGCGGGGACGGCCCCCTGGCGGCGTCCGGCGGCCTGCCCCTCACCGGGGGGCTGGACGGCACGGTCCTGGCGGAGGCGTGGTCGGCGTTTCTGACGGCCCTGGAGCCGTACAGGTTCGATATCCTCATCTACGACGGCACCGACGCCAACGTCCAGCAGGCCATGGCGGCGTTTGTCAAGCGCCTGGCGGAGGACAGCGGCAAATACGCCCAGCTGGTCACCGCCAACATGAAATCCCCCAACAGCCAGTACGTCATCAACGTGGTATCCGGGGTCACCCTCACCGACGGCACGGTCCTCACGCCGGCCCAGACCGCCTGGTGGGTGGGCGGGGCCCAGGCGGGGGCACTGTACAACCAGAGCCTGACCTATGCAGCCTACCCCGGCGCGGCGGCGGTGTCGCCGCTTCTGACGGACAGCCAGATCGGCCAGGGGCTGGAGGACGGACAGCTGCTCCTCTCGGCGGACGACGGGGACGTGGTCATCGAGCAGGACATCAACTCCCTGACCGCCTTCACCCCCGAGACCGGGGAGGTGTTCCGCTACAACCGGACGGTCCGGCTGTGCAATACCTTCGCCAACGACATCTATAAAATGTTCCGGCGGGGCTTCATCGGCGTGGTCAACAACAACGATGCCGGACGCCGGCAGTTCAAGGGCCGGATTGTGGGCTATCTCCTGGAGATGCAGTCGGCGGAGGCTATCGAGAACTTCTCACCCGACGACGTGGAGGTGCTGCCCGGGGCGGATATCAACTCCGTGCTGGTCAACGTGGCCTTCCAGGTCGTGGGCAGCATCGAGAAAATTTATCTGACCGTCTCGGTCTCGTAAGGGAGGCGCGGCTATGAGTTATTTATTGGCAAAGGATACCGTCAACGGCGCGGAGGGCACCATCGTCATCACCGTGGACGGCAAAAATTATGAGGTGGCCTGCATGAAGAACATCAAGACCACCGCCAGCATCCAGAGCCAGGATATGCGGGTCATCGGCACCCGGAAGATCCAGCAGAAGCCCAACGGGGCCAAGCTCACCGGCACCGGGAATATCTACTATGGCAGCAACATCTTCACCGACATGGTTCTCGAGTACATCAACACGGGCAAAATGACCCAGTTTGACATCCAGATTACCAACAGCGACCCCACCGTCAGTGTCGGCGAGCAGGCCATGGCCTACTACGGCTGTACCCTCACCGGGGACATCCCCATTTCCATCCTGGACGACCAGGAGGCCATGCTCAACTACGATTTCAACTTCAGCTATACCGACGTCGCCCGGCTCCAGGCCTTCCGCGACCCGGAGCGGCTGGGCAATTAACAGGAGGTGCCTATGAGCAGATTAAACGCGTTTCTTCATCCCGTCGATCTTGGCGAAGTCAAGGAGGTCATCATCTCCAGCCGCTTCAAGGATGAAGCGGGGAACCCGGTCCCCTTCACAATCCGGGCCATCACCCAGGAGCAGAACGACGCCCTGACTGCCAAGTGCCGCCGGGTCCAGAAGGTCCGGGGCCAGCGGCAGGAGTATCTGGACGCAGCGCAGCTCAACCGGGAGCTGATTGTTGCCGCCACCCTGGAGCCGGACTTCTCCAGCGCCGAGGTCTGCGAGGCCTATGGCACCAAAATTCCCACCCAGGTCCCGGGGAAAATGCTCCTGGCCGGGGAGTACGACGCCCTCCTGCGGGAGATTATGGCGCTTTCCGGCTTTGACGCCGGGGCGGCGGAGGCGCTGGAGGACGAGGCAAAAAACTGATTGGCGGGGACAGCCCGGACGGCGAGGCGATGGTTGCCTATTACTGCTTTGTCAACCTGGGCTGGCCCCCCTCCCGGTACGCGGATCTGCCCTATCGGGAAAGGCTCCTGGTGGCGGCGATGGTCCGCAAGGAGATGGCCTCCCGGCCTAAGGCAAACAGCGAGGAGGTGGGCTGATGGCAGCTATACGGGAGACGCTGACCATGGAGGACCGTTTTTCCGCGGCCTTTACAAACTACATCCGGCTGGGGGACCGGGCGGCGGGCGCTACCCAGCAGGCACAGATGTCAGCCCGGAACTATCAGACAGTCCTGTCTGGACTGGACCGGCGGCTCATCGCCCTCAACGGGGAATTTGCCGCCGGGGTCCGGCGGCAGGAGGCTATGGCCGCCGCCGGAATGCAGAATACCCAGCAGTTTGCCCAGCTGGACAACCGCATGGAACGGCTGGGGGGCACCATTCGGGACCTGGAGGCCCAGTATCGGGCCGTCTCTGAGGATGCGGAGAAAGCGGCCCGGTCCTCCCGGGGCGCGGCGGAGGCGTTCCGGAGCACAGACCAGCAGGCCTCCCGGCTGACGGGGACCATTACACGGCTGGCCGGCGCGTATCTCAGCCTGCGGAGCGTGGGGAAGCTGGCAGGCCTGTCGGACACCCTCTCCCAGACCAACGCCCGGCTGGACCGGATGAACTATGGAATGCAAACCACGGCGGAGCTCCAGGAGATGATCTATCAGTCCGCCATGCGCTCCCGGGGCGTGTACGCAGACACGGCGGACTTTGTGGCGAAGCTGGGGACGCTGGCCCGCGAGGCCTTTGCGTCAAATGAGGAGCTGGTGGCCTTCGCGGAGCAGATCAACAAACAGATGGTCCTCTCCGGGGCCTCCGCCGCCGGAGCGCAGGGGGCCATGCTCCAGCTGACCCAGGCCCTGTCCTCCGGCGTCCTCCGGGGCGAGGAGCTCAACTCCGTCCTGGAGCAGACGCCCATGATCGCCCAGACCATCGCGGAATATATGGGTGTGACCACAGGGGAGATGCGGGAGCTGGCCTCCGAGGGCGCTATAACGGCGGACACTGTCAAAAACGCCCTGCTGAATGCGGCGGAGCGGACGGACGAGGCGTTCAACAAGATGCCCCTGACCTTCTCCCAGATGGGGACCATGTTCCGGAATGAATTCATTCACGCCGTGCGCCCGGGGCTGGAGGAGCTGAGCGCCTTCCTCAACAGCGACACCGGACAGCAGGCCTTCAACGGACTGCTGAATGGGGCCAGGCTGGCGGGAGAGGGAATTTCCTGGCTGGTGGGGCTCGCGCAGAGCGGAGCGGAGCTGATTGTCCAGAACTGGGACACGGTTTCCGCCATACTCATAACGGGGGCTGTGCTCATTGGAGTGGCTATGGTTCAATCGGCTGTGGCCTCCGGAACGGCTATGGTTTCCTCTGCCGCGGCCTCCGCTGCGGCCTGGCTCGCCGCCAACTGGCCGCTTCTGGCTGTCATTGGAACGATCTATCTTATGGTTGCCGCGGCGCGATGGATGGGGGCCACCTGGGAGGATATCGGCGGCGTGGTGGGCGGGGTGTTCGGTCTGATGTACGCCTTTGCCATGAACAACTTTATCGTCCCGGCCCAGAACGGATTTGCCCGGTTTGCCAATTTCTTCGGGAACTTCCTCAACGACCCGGTGGCGTCCGTGGAGATCCTGTTCCTGGACATGGCCCAGACTGTCCTGGGCTACTTCTCCAATATCGCCCACGGCATGGAGGACCTTATCAACAAGATCCCCGGCATGGAGGTCAGCCTCACAGGCGGCATCGACAGCGTCTATAATATGGTCAAGAGTGCATCCCAAAATGCAAAGGACGCCAGCGGCTGGAAGGAGTACGTCAAGGCCTGGGACTTCGTTGATTACAGCAACGCCTGGACGGACTGGTCCGCCAAGGGCCGCAGCGCGGCTAACGCCATTGAGAATTTCAGCCTGTCGGACATTGTCTCCAGTCTCGGCGGAGGCGGCTTTGACTACGCCTCCATGCTGGACAACTCGGCGATAGCGGGACAGCTGGAGAATATCAGCGCCGATACCGGAGCCCTGCGCCGGGAGGTAGCCCTGGAGCAGGAGGATATCAAAGCCCTTGTGGACATGGCGGAGCGGCGGTACGTCAACAACATCAACCTCACCGCCCAGACGCCCGTCATCAACGTCAGCGGCGCCAACACCGGCAGCACCCAGGCGGACCGGCAGGCCCTGGCCAACACCATCCGGGACATCCTCCTGGAGCAGGCGGCGGCGGGGTCGGTGCTGACCACCGCCCGGGCATTCTGAGGAGGCAGGCTATGGCGAATAATTTCGGACTGTTCTTCACCCGGGACGGCCTGGTCCTCCGTCTCCCCGTCAACCCGGCGAAGCTCCCTCAGGAGAAACCGGGGAACGACCAGAGCTACAACGTCCTGGGCATCGGCCCAATCACCGTCCCCCGCACGCCGAAGCCCAGAACCGTCAAAATTTCCAGCCTCTTCCCCGGACGGACGGCTCCCTATGTGCTCACCTCCGGGGACTTCCTGGAACCGGAGTTCTATATCGGCTTCTTCCAGAAGGCCATGGACGACAAGGTGCCCATTCTCTATACACCGGTGCGGTACTACGAGGACGGCTCCCCGTACATGACCGGCGACACGGGCTTCCAGGTGCTGGTCTCCGACTTCTCCTTCGAGGAGCGGGGCGGGGAGACGGGGGATTTTTACTACGAGCTGTCCCTGACGGAGTACCGGGACTACTCCCCCCAGACCATCTCCGTCCGGCAGGAGGCCAGCACCACCCGGAACGCCGCCGCGCCCCTGACGGTCACGCCGGAGATTGCCCGGGACATCCCGGCGGGGCAGCTCTACGTGGGCTGTACGTGCCAGGCCAACGGCTCCTGGTACTACGACAGCTACGGTTCGGAACCCCACGGAAACGGCAGCGGGCGGCGGGTAGTGGTGGGCCGCATCATCGAGACCGACCCCACCCGGCCCCGCCCTGTGCTTGTCAAAAGTGAGCAGGGCGGAGTGCTGGGGTGGATGTCAAAGGACAGCCTGCAGGTGGTGGCCTCATGACGGCGGAGCTTCTCATTTCCAGCAAATCCAGCGGCAAGGTCTGGGAGATCTCCCGCAGCACCCAGCGGATTACCTATACCACCAACCGCACCGGCTCCCCGGGGACGCTGAAATTTACGCTGATAAAGTCCGGGGACCTGTCCTTCTTCGAGGGTGATCCCGTCCGCTTCTCCATAGACGGCCAGCTGATTTTCTACGGCTGGGTATTCACCAAGAGCAAGGACCGCTGGGGCGTGATCGACGTGACGTGCTACGACCGGCTCCGCTATCTCAAGGCCAGCGCCTCCTATGCCTTCTACGGCCAGACCGCCGGAGGCATCATCGCCCAGATCGCCGGGGACCTCCAGCTGGATACCGGCACCCTGGCCGACACCGGCTGCGCGCTTCCCTCCTACATCCAGCGGGAAAAGACCTGCCTGGATATCATCGAGGGGGCCGTCCAGCAGACCCTCCTCAACACCGGGAAAATCTTCGTATTCTTCGACGACGGGGCCGGCCTGGCCCTGCGGGAGGCGGCGGACATGATTCAGAGCGTGGTCATCGGGGAGAAGTCCCTGCTGACCGACTACACCTACAAGACCGACATCGACGAGCAGACCTACAACAGTGTAAAGCTGGTCCGGCCCAACGAATCCACCGGCCGCGCCGACGTGTTCATCGCCCAGGACAGCGGCACCATCGCCCAGTGGGGCCTGCTCCGGCTCTACCAGACCGTGGACGGCGACGCCAACGACGCCCAGGTCAGGGCCCAGGCGGAGGCCTCCCTGGCGTACTATAACCGCCGTATGCGCACGCTGAAGGCCTCCAGCCTGGGGGTCCCGGGACTGCGGGCGGGGCAGATGATCCTGCTCAATATCCCCGGGCTGGGGGACATCGACCTGAACCGGTACGTGCTGCTGGAGAAGGTCACCCACACCTTTGAGAACGATACCCACACCATGGATTTTGAGACACTGATTCCGTAAGGAGGCGGCTATGGAGCTTCTGGACGCACTACAGCAAATCGCACAGCAGAGCGCGTCTGCGCTCTCCCCGGCGGAGCTGGTCATCGGCACGGTCACGGCGGCGGACCCGCTGGAGATCTCCGTCGACACAGCCATGGACACCCTCCGGGCTCCGGTGCTGTACCTGACAGCGGCGGTGGTGGAGAAGAAAATCCCCATCCTCAGGCACACCCACCGGATTTCCGGCCTAGGCCACAGCCACGCCGCCCCGGAGGGCGGCACCTCCACCGATCTGACCGGTACCTACGAGACGTCGGAGGCCCTGGAGGACATCGCCTGCACGGAGTTCGGGAAGCCCCTGCTGGTAAAGGACGGGTCTATCCTCCTCAACCGGGGCCTGGAGGCCGGAGACAAGGTCCTCCTGCTCCAGGTCATGCACGGGCAGAGGTTCGTCATTCTCTCTAGGATTTTCGAGAGCGGGGAGGCGTCAGCATGAGCACGACACCCACCGGCGGCGCGGACCTCTCCCAGGGCGTCGTTTTTCAGGAGCAGCCGGATCTGACCTTCTGGGCGGACCCGGACACGGACCGCATCCAGGGTATGGCGGACGGTCTGAAGGCCGTTGCCCAGGCGGTGGAGGTCATGCTCAGCGTGGAGCGGTTCCGCTGGCAGATCTACGGGCCGTACTTCGGTGTGAGCTGGGACCATCTTATCGGCCAGGACCCGGGCTACGTGGCCTCGGAGCTCCAGCGGCGGATCCGGGACGCCCTGAGTATCGACCGGCGGGTGCTGGGGATAGATGATTTCTCTTACACTGTCTCCGGCCGCACCCTGACCGCGGAGCTGACCGTCCGCACGGTCTGCGGCGATATCCGGAAAACCCTGGAGGTACAGCTATGATTGATTTCACCGGCAAGACCTACGCCGCCATTCTGGCGGCCATGCTCTCGGAGGTGGACAGCAAATTCGACAAGCGGGAGGGCGGCTTTATCCAGACCGCCCTTGGCCCCGCCGCCTACGCACTGGAGGACTTCTACCTGGCTCTCGACCAGGTCCAGAAGGCCGGGTTCGTCCAGACCGCCGTGGGGGAGGACCTGGACAAGCTGGCGGTGCTGGCGGGCCTCTCCCGCTACCCGGCCTCCCCGGCAGTGCGGCTTGGCGTGTTCAACATGGACGTGCCTGTCGGAGCCAGGTTCTCCACCGTCAACGGCGCCCAGAGCATCGACTTTACCGTCACCTCCCGCGTCTCGGCGGGCCGCTTCCAGCTCACGGCGGAAATCCCGGGGGAGATCGGCAACAGCTACGCCGGGCCGATCCTCCCCATTACCTTCATCCAGGGCCTGACCTCCGCGCAAATCACGGATATTCTGGTCCCCGGCGACGACCTGGAGGAGGACGGCAGCCTCCGGGAACGGATTATCTCCGCCCTCAACGAGCGGCCCTTCGGCGGCAATATCGCGGCCTACCGGACGGAGATTCTGGCCATCGACGGCGTGGGGGCGGTGCAGATCTACCCCGTGTGGAACGGCGGCGGCACGGTGAAGTGCTCCGTCCTGGGGGCGGACCTGCTGCCGGCCAGCGCCGTGCTGGTCCAGGCCATCCAGAACCGCATCGACCCGCCCCCCAACCAGGGCCTGGGCCTCGGCATGGCCCCCATCGGGGCCCAGGTCACCGTCACCGCCCCCGAGGCCGTCACCGTCAGCGTCTCCGCCGCCGTCAGCCTCGCCGCCGGCTATACCGTCGGCCAGGTCCTCCCCCAGGCCCGGGAGGCCGTCGCCGCCTATCTCCTGTCCGTCCGGCGGAGCTGGGGGACCCCCGTCAGCAGCTCCGGCACCCAGTACGCCGCCTCCGTCTATCTCTCCCAGGTTCTGGCGGCCCTGGTGGGGGTGGACGGGGTGACCAACGTCACCGGCGTCACCCTCAACGGCGGCACCGCCGACATCGCGCTCACCCAGAGCGGACAGCTCCAGCAGGTCCCGGTTATGGGGGAGGTGACCCTCCATGAGGCTTGATACCGACCTTCCTGCCCAGCTGCCGCCCTGGTTCCGGCGTATCCTGGACTACCAGGCGCTGTGCCTGGCGGAGGGGCGGGAGCTGGAGGCACTGGCCTCGGCCATGACGGCAGCGGCGGACAACCTCTTTTTCCAGACCATGGACGCCCCGGCGGTGCGCCAGTGGGAGCAGGTTTTCCATATCACCCCCAACCCCGCCGCGGAGACCCTGGACTTCCGCCGGCAGCGGCTCCTCAACCGGATGTCCACCCAGCCGCCCTTCACCCTGGGCTTTCTGGAGAACCGGCTGGACGCCCTGGTGGGAGCGGGGAAGTGGACCCTGGAGATGGACTACGGGCAATATACCCTGTATATCGAGACGGCGGCCTACGACCAGTCCTACGCCCAGGAGATTTCCGCCACCCTGGACCGCATCAAGCCGGCCCACATCGTCTACGTCAACCGGCCCTATGTGGCCGACGGCCTGCTGCTCTCCCATCAGATTGATTTGGGAGCGGCGGCCTACAATTACCAGATGGGGGCCTGGGAGCTGGGGCAGCTCCCCTTCGCCAGCCTCCAGGAGTTAGGAGTGATCCTCATGCCCGGTCAGCCCAGTATTCAGCCCGCCCTGCTGTCGGATACGGCGGGGTTTGTGATATCCGACGTGGCCTCCGTACGGCTCAACGGCGCGGCGGTCATCCCCGACTCCGCCCTGACCCGGTCCCAGGACGGCGGCGCGGCCTATGTGGAGTACACCGTCTCCCAGGCCCAGGCGGCGGCAGTGTCCAGGATCGAGCTGCTCAACGCCGCCGGAGAGACGCTTACCGACGCGCCGGTCTATGTGCCGGTGAGCGGGGATGTGCGGTTCAAGCACAAAATCAACGTGAAGGAGGGCCAGTGAAATGGCAGAAAATACGGAATATACCCCCCTGCCGGCGGATTTGCCGGAGGACTGGACCCCGGGGCAGATTGTGGCCCCCGCCGGGGCGGATGTGGGGCTCAGCGTGCAGCACGGGTATAACTATCTCAACAAGCAGGTCAATGACGCCCAGCGGGCGGCGAACCAGCTCCGGGAGGACAAAGCCAGCAAGGAGGAGCTGACTGCCGCCATACAGGCGGCGGTGCTGGACAGCTGGGAGGGGAGCTACTGATGAGCGTACAGGAAAACCACCTGAAGGCCATCGCGGACGCTATCCGGGCCATGGAGGGCAGCACCGCGCCGATTCCGGCCAGCGAGTTTGCCGCCAGGATACAGGCGATTACAACGGGGATTGACACCTCCGACGCCACCGCCGGCGCCGGGGATATCCTCATCGGGAAGACGGCCTACGGCCCGGCGGGGAAGATAACGGGGACCATGCCCAGCGTGACCCAGGCCACTCCCTCCATCTCCGTCAGCTCAAGCGGGCTGATTACCGCCAGCGCCAGTCAGGCGGAGGGACACGTGGCGGCGGGGAGCAAGCGCGCCACAAAGCAGCTGACAACCCAGAGCGGGACCACCGTCACCCCGGGGACCTCCCAGAAAACCGCCGTCTCCAGCGGCAGGTATACCACCGGCACGGTCTACGTCGCCGGGAGCTCTAATCTGGTGGCCTCTAATATTAGGAATGGTGTTAATATTTTTGGAGTTGAAGGAACTGCGTACACAGCCAAGAAGAGCTCAATACAAATTAGCAATTTATCTGCAAATGTGATCCATATTTATGGAACCAATATACTTGGGTCAAGATTTACGGAATCATTAAGATATAATGCATCTCTTTCGGTATATCTGATTGTTGGAAGTATTCTTGGTGTCAGAGTATTAGATGGGCAGATTTTTCAGACAGGAGGGGTCAATAGTTTTACAACTGTAGGCACTGAGGCAGATCAAATTACCCTGTTCGAAATTGAAGATTCAAATTCTGGATATATAAATATTAAGTAGTCGATGGTAATTTTGCAAAACGCCCGCCCTCCAACGGAGGGGGGCGGCGGCACAACCAACAGAATTTGACAAAACACGGCGCGCCATAGTATAATGGACAGGCCGAAGCCGTAAGGCGGAGGACGGAATGGGCGCTGTTACATAAGGCGGTTAGCTACTCCCCCGGAAAGGGGGTGAGGCGAATGCGGAAAAAGGCGGTTATCCAGGCACTGCGGATCCTCTTGCTTGCGGTGCTGGCGATGATTCTACTTACTGCAAAAGCGTGTTGACCGCCCGGCTGCTCCCCGGACGGTCAACGGAAGTTGATCTGATGGTGAAGGGCTGACCGTCAGTAACAGCGCCCTTCTGTGTTTATTATACTCACCCGCCTGCTTTTTGTCAAGCAGGCGGTTCTATTTTGCCGGAAAGGGAGGTGAACAGGCATGGAAGCGATCATCGTAGCGCTCATCGGGCTGGCGGGGTCGGCAGCGGGGTCTCTGTGCGGGGTGCTGGTGAGCAGCAAGCTCACCCAGTACCGGCTCGAGCAGCTGGAGAAAAAGGTGGAGGTCCACAACCAGGTCATTGACCGGGTCTACAAGCTGGAGGAGCGCACGGAGCTCCAGGAGGAGAAAATCAAGGTGGCCAACCACCGCATCGGGGATCTGGAAAGGAAATAAGAACGGGAGGAGCATATGGAGAATTTTATCTGCAAGCGGCTGGGGAATCTTCTCAGCGTCAAGAGTATCGTCACGCTGACGCTGACGGCGGTATTTGCGGTGATGGCCCTCAGAGGGACCATCTCCCAGGACTTCATGACCGTCTACGCGGTGGTCATCGCCTTCTATTTCGGCACGCAGAGCCAGAAAATCCAGGACGCGGTGGAGGGCGGCGGAAATGGCAACGGCTAGGGAGCTGCTGGACATCGCCGCCGGCGAGCTGGGGGTCTGCGAGAGCCCTGCCGGCAGCAACAGGACCAAGTACGGGGCCTGGTACGGTCTGGACGGTCAGCCGTGGTGCATGATGTTCGTGCAGTGGTGCTTCGACCGGGCGGGGGTGAAGCTCCCGGCCAGGACGGCCTCCTGCGGAGGATTGATGCGGGCGGCGAAGCAGTTCGGGGGCTGGGTGACCCGGGAGCTGAGGCCCGGAGACGTGGTGATCTACGATTTCCCCGGCGGGGCCGATACGGACCACTGCGGCATTGTGGAGAAGGTTACTGCCGCCGGCGTGGTGGCCATTGAGGGCAACACCAGCGAGGCCGGGAGCCAGTCCAACGGCGGGATGGTCTGCCGGAAGGAGCGGCCCTGGAAGTACATCGTGGGGGCCGTAAGGCCCGATTTTACGGAGGAGGACGACATGACAGGCGAGGAGATCTACAACAAGCTCAACGACTACCTGCGGGACAAGCCGGCCCCGGCCTGGG